CAGATACCCCCGTCGCATCAGTTGATGTCCAAGCTGGTGTTCTAAAACTTGTGGAGTTAGTGATGTACAAAAATTTATCACTGGAACCTGTTGCGCCAGAGTTTGCAAAACTATCTTTTACTCGTGCTAAGCCTGCTTCGGGATTAGTGCCAGCAGTATAGTATACTTCATAATACCATTTCCCAGAGGACATCGCCATATTACCAATAGCGGCTCTGTCATTAGATGTCTGTGTAAATTTAGTATTTCCCTCTGACAGTACGGCGGCTGC